TCTTGAGGCAGATGAGGCTGGCCAAGCTGTTACCAAGCCGGGCGATCTTTGGATGCTCGGCAAACACCGCGTGTTGTGTGGCAATTCGCTTGAAGCTTCCTGCTTCAAGTCCCTGATGGCGAATCGGCGCGCCAACCTGGTATTTGTGGATCCTCCGTACAATTTGCCAATCGATGGCAATGTTTCGGGAAAGGGCGTAGTCCGGCATCAAGATTTCGCGATGGCGTCAGGAGAGTTAAGCGAGGCGGAGTTTGGAGCATTTCTCGTGACCAGTTTGAGCAATCTGTCCCGCAACAGCGTGGATGGATCTATCCATTACGTTTGTATGGACTGGCGCCATGTCGGCGAATTGCTGGCGGCAGGCAAGCAGATTTATGATGGCCTCTTAAACCTGTGCGTATGGACAAAGAACAACGGCGGGCAAGGGTCGCTGTACCGCTCTCGCCACGAGATGGTATTCGTTTTTAAGCGTGGCAAGCGACCGCATCGCAACAACGTGATGCTGGGTAAGTATGGCCGCTATCGGACGAATGTTTGGGAATATCCTTGCGCTACTACGTTCTCCAAGCAAGGGGAGGAGGGAAACCTTCTTAGCTCCCATCCGACCGTGAAGCCGGTGGCACTAGTTGCTGACGCCATTCTAGACTGCTCGGCTCGGGGAGAGCTGGTTCTGGATAGTTTTCTCGGGTCCGGCAGTACGCTGGTCGCGGCCGAAAGAGTTGGACGTATCTGCTACGGCATGGAGATCGCCCCACAGTTTGTCGATGTAGCGGTTCGACGCTGGCAGCGGCATACGGGTGAAAGCGCTGTTCTCGAAGTGTCAGGTAGGACGTTTGATGATCTCGCTGCAGCTGCCGAGGCCAACTATGCCGGACTCTAGCGATTCCTACGAAGTAGGGTATGCGAAGCCTCCTAAAGAGACGCGGTTCGAGAAAGGGAAGTCGGGCAATCCAAAAGGCAGGCCCAAGGGGTCCCAAAACCTAGCTACCATTCTGGCCAAGGTGGGTAGGGAGCGCGTCAGAGTAAGCGGGAAAGATGGCAGTCGAACAATCACGAAGCTTGAGGCCAGTCTCATTCAGCTCAGCAACCAAGCCGCTTCCGGTGAACTGCGGGCGATCCGAGAGTTTCTTTATTGGATCAAATCGTTCCAGGATCCCGACCAGTCGTCGGCTACGTTAGCTGTTCCGCACGAAAGAGACAGATCCGTGATGGCGAGTATCATCGAGCGAGTCCGACAGTCCGAGGCCCAACCGTCGTCGGAGACAGAAGGTTCTAGAACTGAAGGTTCGACTCCGGGTGTGGAATAACTGTGGAGTTCTCGCAGGGTGAATATGAGTTTATCTTGCGGCATGATTTGATGAGCTTTATCGAGCGCTCATTCTACGAGCTAAACCCACAGGCAACCTTTTCTCCCAGTCCCCCAATCGAGGTTGTTGCGTCCCGCCTTGAGCGATGCCGAAAGGGAACTACCAAGCGGCTTATCATCAATCTCCCACCGCGCTCCTTGAAGTCCCATAGCGTGAGCGTAGCTTTTGCCGCCTGGCTCCTGGGTCACAATCCGGCTATCCAGATCATTTGCGCGAGCTACGGTCAGGATCTCGCAGACAAGCACGCCAGAGACTGTCGCACCTTGATGGGGAGCGACTTCTACCGAAGACTATTTCCGATGACCAGACTTTTGCCAGAAAAACAGGCAGTCAACGAATTCATGACCACCGCCCAGGGCTTTCGCATGTCGACTTCTGTGGGCGGCGTGTTAACGGGTAGAGGGGCAGATTTGATTATCTTGGACGATCCTCTGAAACCCGACGATGCGCTATCTGAAACCAGACGGACTGGCGTCAACGATTGGTATGACAACAGCTTGTTGAGCCGGCTGAACAGCATAGAACAGGGTGTCATTATTGTTGTAATGCAGCGGCTGCATCAGGACGATCTGGTGGGGCATGTCTTGGCTGAGAAAAATTGGGAAACCGTAGTCTTTCCGGCGATCGCTCAGGACGACGAGTGTCATCTGATCGAAAGCCCTTTGGGCAAAAGGTGGTTCCGACGAAAGACAGGTGACGTTCTCGAACCTAATCGTGAGTCTTGGGAGACGCTTGCGGCCATCCGGCGGACCATCGGCGAATACAATTTTGCGAGCCAGTATCAGCAAGATCCGACCCCACTTGGTGGTGCCATCGTAAAGACGGAGTGGCTCAAGTACTACGAACCAGGCGACCTTCCTGCAAGATTTAGTTGCGTGCTGCAAAGTTGGGATACTGCAAATAAGAGCGGGGAACTCAACGATTTTAGTGTTTGCACCACCTGGGGAGTTCTACTGGATCGCTACTACTTGCTTTCCGTCTTCCGGAAACGCTTCGACTATCCCGATCTTCGACGAGCCGTCCGAGAACAGGCCCGACAACAGCGCGCGGACGCCATCCTGATCGAAGACAAGGCTTCGGGAACGCAGCTGATTCAGGATCTAGCAGCGGACGGAGTGTATGGCATTAAGCCGTTTATTCCTCCGCCCGGTTCGGACAAGACGGTGCGTCTGTACGCCCAGACGGCCGAATTTGAAAGTGGCCGAGTCTTACTGCCACGCGCGGCTCCGTGGTTGGGCGAATACGTGCGCGAATTAACCGCTTTTCCGGGTACTAAGTATGACGACCAGGTCGATTCAACTACTCAGGCACTGATTCATTTGAAGAGCCACCGATCGATCCTCTCCTGGGCGAATCTCTGATTCTATCTGGCGCTGTCTGAGAGTTGTCTTTGCCGGTTTCAGTCCGTTCTGCCGTTGCCTCGCCAATGCGTCCTCGTGGTGCTGCGTCGCAGTGCCTCTTACCGGGGCCTCACCTATCGGTTGCCCCCTCTTTCTCCGCCGGCCGTAGTTTCGCTTGACTGTTTGGGCTGCGGAAGCGTGAATGTGTCGGGGCTTAGGAGGTCAGGATGGGCGCTAAAGTCTCAGCGCGAGTCACACAGCTTCATAGCCTCTCACGGCGGCAGTTGCTTGAATTGTGGCAAAAGCACTACGAGAAGCCGGCGCCGCTCGGGATACGAAGGGAACTTATGATCCCGTGCCTTGCGTACCGAATTCAAGAGATTTGTTATGGCGGTCTGAAACCTTCATCGCGCGCAGAGCTGAGACGTTTAGCTGCGAGTCTTAAGAAAGATCCTTCAAGCGAATTGTCTGGTCGTGCTCTAATCAAACCCGGTGCACGACTCTTTCGTCGTTGGCGTGGGCAGATGCACGAGGTATTCGTAATCGAGACTGGTTATGAATATCGTGGCGACGCCTACCGGAGTTTGTCGGAAGTCGCCAGAAAAATAACTGGGACCCGCTGGTCCGGCCCTGCGTTCTTCGGACTCAAGAAGGTCCACTCCTTACCCGGCAATCCGGATGGCTAAACAAGAAGTGCGTTGTGCTATCTACACCCGCAAGTCCTCCGAGGAAGGGCTTGAGCAGTCCTTTAACTCCCTAGAGGCCCAGCAAGAAACATGTCGTGCATATATCCTAAGTCAAAAGCACGAGGGCTGGTCTGAAATCAAGAAGCATTATGACGATGGTGGTTTCTCCGGTGGAACAATGGAACGGCCGGCACTGAAGCGGTTGCTGACCGATATTCAAGCGGGGCAAATCGACAACGTCGTCGTATATAAGGTCGACCGGCTAACACGTTCTCTCGCCGACTTCGCCAAAATCATAGAAATCCTCGACACCGGCAATGTCAGCTTTGTCTCCGTTACGCAGCCCTTCAATACAACCACCTCAATGGGCCGGCTCACCCTCAACGTTCTTCTGTCTTTTGCACAATTCGAACGGGAAGTCACCGGCGAGAGAATTCGGGACAAGGTGGCGGCCTCGAAGAAAAGGGGTATGTGGATGGGGGGCGTAGTGCCTTTGGGATACGACTGCGTTGAACACAAATTGATCCTCAACCAAGCCGAAGCGCGAACTGTGCACACTATCTTCCAGGAGTACATCCGTCTAGGGTGTGTTAAGAAACTCAAACACTTCTTGGATCAGAAGAACGTCACCAGCAAGCATCGAAAGAGCAGTAACGGGCGCAAATCTGGTGGCACAAGCTTTTCGCGGGGGGCCCTCTATCACCTACTTAACAACCGAATCTATCTGGGTGAAATTGTCCACCAAAGTAGGTCCTATCCCGGGCAACACGGTCCGATCATTGAGCGAGAATTGTGGGATGCCGTTGCCGCCCTGTTAAGAAAGAACAATCAAGCACATAGGACAGGGAAATCCCATTCCACGCCAAGCTTACTGGCGGGCAAATTATTTGACATAAACGGTAAACGCTTTACACCAACCCATGCGGTAAAAAAGACGAGGCGCTACCGATATTACACGTCGCAAGCGGCGATCTGGGATGCTGTCGATGCACCTGCGGTTCCACGGTTCCCCGCTCACGACATCGAAGAACTGGTTGAGTCTCAGCTTTGCCTTTTACTTCGATCGCCAGAGAAGTGCATTGTCGAGGTGGGGGATAAGGCCTGCCATGAAGGGGCAATAGAACGTGCCAGAGACATGTCAAGAGAGTGGCCGAAGCTTGTGACGACTAGGCGACACGAGATTCTCGGCAGCCTTGTTAAAAGGGTGGTGCTGGGACGCAAGACGGCTCAAATCGAGATCGACAAAATCAAGCTCTCGACGATGTTAATGGCTGACAGCCCCGACGCTCTTAAACACCTCTCCTCGTGCAACCCCGATACCCTTAGGTTGATTACTGATTTTGACCTTCTCCGCCACGGTGGCCAGCTTCGCGTGATTAGTCCAGGCCCTACTTCGAAGCTCGGCCAAACCCCCGTCGCTTCGTTACTAAAGGCCGTCGTACGTGCTCGCGATTGGTATGAACGGATCGTGAAAGGGGCAGTGGGAACGATCAAACAACTCGCAGACGAGGCAGGCTTCACTCGATCCTATGTTCGGAGAATTTTTCGGTGCGCAAGTTTATCTCCGCAGGTTGTCGATGCCCTCCTCGCAGGTACGCACCCACCTGACCTCACGTTGAAAGAAATTCTACGCGGCATGCCTCTCGATTGGCGAGAACAGGAGGGGAAAGTTCTCCGGCGGCATTAACCTCGACCTCGGCAATCCTTAAAGAGGCCCATCTGTTCTCTAGGTGGTTTGAGCAAGAGGCATCTAGAGCCCGACGAGGACTCTAAAACCGTTAGAAAACAAACGAGGAGGAATCTTTGCGTGAGGCGAGTCTTCGGACTGTACACGATGAACCGGACATTGAGAACTAGACGCCCACATGGTCCCGAACCAGATTTCGCTGCCCATTGAAATCTGTGGATTTCTGCTGATGCTAAGCGATTGATTGCGAAGCGCTTGCGGAAGCGTGAGAAAGCAGTTGAGCTTTGCAGGCTCGTGGAGCTTTCGCAGCCACAATATCGCCTACAGAACCGGTTCACCAGAATCCAGTGCAGGTCAGTTCGGCACGCGGCT